GGGATACTGAGAAACGCATGATACACTGTGAGACGAGGTGGTAGAACCAGGGAGGGACGATGGTTGGGCTGTATTGCTAGCAAGGCAGCCCGGTAAACCGTTGCCGGCGATCTGGAATATCATCGATAATCTTCGTTCGGAATATTTGAGTTTAGTAAGCACTAAGCATGAATTCACAACAAATTGCAAGCTCCTCGGTTCTTTCACCTTTGTCCCAGGTCGTCCACAGCAGATCGGCTGCCACTGTGGCCGATAACAAGAAATTTCGCCATTACGGCGCAAATTTAGTCGCGCGCTCCCTGGTGAAGGGAGTCAATCAGTCAAATACGGTTAACATACAATACCGTGTCGGGTTAGGTGCGACAGATCGCGCTGGCGCCTTGCGTGTGCCGCCAGCCGATAAAGCGGTCAGCCAGCCGTTCCGTCCAAACGAAGTGACGGCTAGCAGTGTTACAGCACTAGCACGCAAGTACTCTAACTTCACCGGGCAGTTTGAGCGCGCTGATTTGTCCGGTATAATTGCAAGGCTAGCTCAGTGTGTCGGAGTTTATGCATTGACTAAGAAACTGTCCTTCAGCGAGCTGAAGGGTAGCAACCCGACCGTGTTGCGCACGCTAGCAGTAATGGATGATCCGGTGGCAGCGACCCCGCGCACTGTATTTATTCCGCGAGTCACGTCTGACTCACTTGGGCCTGACGTGTTTAGTGCGCTGGTCGGGGCGGCTAACGCGTGCGGCGCAAGTGTCGTCACCGACGTCTGCAGTGTTGATGCTAATAACAACGCTCCGTTGTTGCGTGCCCCAGCAGATGGTATGCTCGCCGCTGCGTGTTGGCAGGGTATTAGGTTGCTTTTGGCAATGTACGACGAGAGCGATGCAGGTGCAATCGCGGCATATGCTTTTTATGCCGGAGTACACAGAGCTATGACTGTGGTAGGACACAGTGACGAAGGCGCGTACGTGAGGGACGTGTGGCGTGCTAAAAGTTTTGCGGTACCGTATGGCGGCATCTACTGTGCTAATGTCGCTACATTCGTGGGCATGCCAATGCCTGATGTTACCGACTTCAACACGTTCGCATCGCTAATGGACGGTGCGGCGCTGTTGTCGGCTGGGCTGGTGGCACTGTCTGATCCACTGGTCCAGTACAGGGGGCAGGTGTTCCCCACAATTGTGGCTGCCCGCGGGACTCCTCCTACCGGCGGAAAGGGCGCGCCATCTGATGCGAGCTACTCGCCTGACTTGACTACGCAAGTCGCGGCGGGGTGTTCTGCTTTCTGTGGCACCTACATTGTAAACCTGGCCCGATCTCTAATGGTAGGCGAGGGTGGAGTAGACATGGCGAGTGCCCACATGGAGTCATGCTTTTCAGACCTCGCGGGGTCAAAAAACAGGCATCTTGAGATGGCTGTGGCTGCCCCGTTTTACTGGATCGAACCGACGAGCCTAGTTCATGACGCGTCAGTGTATAGGAGTAAAGCACAGGATTGTGGGTATGGCGTCTACGCTGGGACTGAGCGACCAGGTGTGATACCGTACTTTGAGAAACTGTCAGTCAGGCGTGAGCACAGCTGCGTCGAGCACTGGTTTACAACTTGGCGCACGGCTCGCACGTGTGGGGCTGTGCTGTTGCATCGCTACAACGCCTTGAATGGCTTGGGCGCGTTAATCCCGCGTCAGGCCGCGTACGATGGTTTCGTCTTGCGCGGCGGGCCATCAGAGGATATAAGGGACTCATTTTTAAGGAGTGCGCCACTAAGCGACTATTTGTGGGAGAGAGGTGATGCAGGTGTGCCTGCCCCGGCGGAACTGGTCTATACGGGAGAAGCAATGGCCTTCTCAGCTGTTAAGCAGGTGATGGACCCTGACACGTACAGCGTGGAAGCAGCAAACCTTAAAGGCGGGAGCGACCACGATGACGCTGTGCATGTTATGGTGGGAGCCCCTCAGTATATGCGTTTGAGCGACGTTGGGTCCCGCACTCCAAAGGTGATCAGGGGACGAACGCTTGCGGCAGCATCGTTGGCCGCTACAAAGATAGGTGCCCTGCGGCAAGTAGATCTTGCGACTGGGGGCGAGGATCTGGCAATAATTGGGGAGTCGCCAGTTGCATGGCTAGTCGCGACAGACGCGCCTGTAGTCAGCGGGGTGGAAGTCGGCTCGGCCGAAGTCGTATCACCAAGAGCTACGAGCCGGGGACAGCCAGTTGCGCGCGTGACGCACATGGCCGCCGACCACTACCGGCAGGCTCGCTTGCCTGCTAGGCAAGAGGTGAGATTGACGGTTGCACCTCAGGCCGTCAGTGAGAAAGCAGTTGGCAGCGCCGGAGAGGAAGTTCTGGCTGCGGCTGATACCACTACCAGCACCATAGAAGCAGGCGGGGCTAGCAGCGCTCCCCCTGCTCAACAATGAGCAGCCAGACGATTTGGGAGAGGATCGATGAACGATGCCTCTCCTTAGGTAGGATTGGTACTGCCCTGCGTCGGGCAGTCCCGGCAGTGGAAGCTGACTTTGCGAGCTGGGGCCTGGCTCGGCAGTACGCGTACGTGTATGCGTGTGTCGGATCAGGTAACTACGCGGGAGCGGCTGCGACTTCACTGCTGTGCTGCGACGCCACGGTTCAGATTGCCTACAAAGCTGAATTGTGCGAATGGATAGTTAGGAACGGATACGGGGAAGTTGACTGTGGAAGGTATACTAAAACGGTCAATGGATGGACGGACGGGGCATTGCCCCCAGCTGACTGGGTCAAAGTGAAACCACACCCGGCAGCTGTATCTAAAACGAATGTGTACTTCCGCGAGATGATGCGGTCTGCCAAGTCTTATGCGCCGGCCGCGTATGCCCACGCCATTCGGTGGCGCAGACATCTGCACAAGATGTCAAATGACCAGGCGTGCGGGGTGATCTTGTATGCATGCGGCGCTGCCAAGTTTTATGGATGGGATCTAGCAATGCGTGTGGCAATCGGATCTGTCGCCGAGCCCGACACTGCGAAAGCAATTGGGGCTGCTATCAAGGCACTGGGACAGACGGTCGAGGTGGCGGGAGCCATACTGGCCGAGACGACGTGTCTGTTAGGTCGTGGGGTGGCCACAATAGACGTGCGTGCGAAAGCGTTGGAACGAGTGGCTGGTCACGGGGCCCCGTGTCAGCAATTGTTCGAGGATGATGCGCTACGCACTGCAATACGTGAGCTACTAGTGGACGAGATCGACGTGAACAAGGTCCAGATAAGTAGTGACGAGGACTTCTGGAATGCTAGGTGGGCGTGGTGTGTAAACGGATCCCACTCTAAGATGGTGGAACGCCATGACAGACGGTGGGCCGTACCCGTTGGTGGTCAGGTGCACAGACGGGTGGCCATTGAAAACTGGACTGACAACCCACTGACTGCATGGGATGGACATGTGTATGTGTCACCCAGTGCCAAGCTGGAGCACGGTAAAACTCGGTTGCTTTTGGCGTGTGACACTGTCTCATACATCAACTTTGAGCACCTTATGCAGGCAGTCGAACCTGCATGGAAGGGCAAAAGGATAGTTCTGGACCCTGGGAAAGGTGGTGCGATGGGAATCGCGAGGCGTGTCAGGAATATGGGTGAAGGTGCCTGCTACGCTGCTCTCGACTATGATGATTTCAACAGTCAACACACGCTAACAGCCCAGATGATATTGATTGAAGAGACCTGTAGACTGATTGGCTATGATAGCGAGCGCACTGCCCGTTTGGTGAATAGTTTCAAGAAAATGGTGATCTGCTATGGCGGCAAGGATTTGGGCAAAGCACACAGTACGCTAATGTCGGGGCACAGGTGTACAACTTACATCAACAGTGTACTCAACGCGGCGTACATCAAATGCGCGAGCGGTCGCCTGTTCAGCAGTCTGAAGTCCATGCATGTGGGTGACGACGTCATTGCGGCATGCGCAGGGCCTGATGAGGCAGAGGAGTTGCTACGGCGCATGCAAGCGACAAAATGCAGGATGAATCCGCTAAAGCAGAGCATTGGAATAGTTTCAGGCGAGTTCCTTCGGATGTCCATCAGCAAAGGGCAGGCGTGCGGTTACTATGCACGATCAGTTGCGAGTGCCGTAAGTGGGAACTGGACATCCGACAGATCATTATCACCGCCGGACAGGTTGCGTACGATGATAGTGCAGGCCAGGTCTCTAATCAATAGGAGCGGACTCAACGAAACCGTTGCACTGCTGCTGGTCCATGCAGCTGCTAAAAGGACTGGCATTAGGCAGGCTGTGTTACGGCGACTGATGACAGGGGCAATTACGTTGGGACCTGGACCAGTGTACGTTGGGGACAACACAATACGGGAGTACGAATACATCGACACAAAAAGGAAAGAGGAACGTGAGTCGTATAGAGAATATGGGTGCAAGGCGACTACTGCATACCTTACGAATGCTATAACTGAAGTTGAGAAGGTAGCACTGACGGCGGCCAACGTCTCAGTCAAAAATGCTATGGTAGAGGCATCATACATGAAAAGCCTCTCCACGCGTACTGACACGTCAGGCACTGTTGGTGGCTACCACCTCAAGTTTAGTAGGGCATACAGGTTGCCAGGGTCGTGCACAGCGCGTGAGGCGTTAGGGCGTGACAGGTGGACTGGAGTGCTTGGGAAGTATCCGATCCTGCAGCTTATTAGGCAGCGCCTTCCTGTGACAGTGGTGCGCGACCTTGTCAGGCAGCTGGCACCTAAGTTACATAACGTGCCATTAGAAGTTGCTGCGTGGGGGTATGAAAGCTGTGGCTATAGGCTGGTTGGGGTGCTGCCATACTCTGATGCAGCTGCTATTAGCTCACGCATGGCATACGGCA